ATTGACAATGCAGTTCTCTTTCTACGTTTTTCACCCTTGTTCTTCTTCTTATAAATATTCTTCAAAGAATCTGTCATATCCTTCTCAATATCCTCCAAGTTCTCCTCAGCATAATCAAGAACTTCACCTTCAATTGCCCATTTGAAGAAGTTAAGCTGAGCAACTGTTGTCTCTATTTCCTCATCATTGTGATCATAAAACGATATTCTCTCATTCCTACAGAACGGATCGAAATCATCCTTCGAATAAGCCTTCAATTGAGCCTTATAATTTGGATATATTATAAAGTACTTTCCCGTTGACTTTACCCTATAAGATGTCCCAAACTTTTTAGAATAATTTGTTACTAACCAATCTAACAAACGCAACGATATCTTCGATTTTCCAGATATAATTGGTTTTAAACGATTCAACTTTGTTTCATCTTGAAAATATTTCGTAAGAGATTGCATGAGTAAATCCTTCTTAGATGTCGGACCTTTCATTAATTGCAAATTACTATGAGATTGAACGAACGAATTATTACTAATCATTTTCCTATATAAATTTTCAAACAACTCTTTAAATATATTTAAACTCACCATTGTTTTTTTATAAAAATAATACAAATACATGAACGTTACCTTGAAATATTTTTTTTGGGTCTAAAAAAAATGAACGATAGTAGAATATGTTTTTTTTTGTAAATATGTAGGAGATTATTTACACCTTTGAAATTTTCAGATGGACAATGTTACCTTTCTTACTAATTACAAAGTTTAGGTATTTCAAAGTTTGTTATGTTCCTTAATAAATATAGATTAATTATAACTTATAGTTATAAACCAATGAAGTAAAACTGAATATTTTTAATGAACGTTTATTTATTTTAACGTTAGTATACTATTTTAGATAGCTGAAAATAAGTTCATATAAGTAAAATCATTGTAGATATATTCAAAACTATTTATTTACTGCTATATTTTATAGTTATGTTTTTATATATGTTTATCTGAAACTTTAAAAGGTTTAAAAAAAAAATATTCATATAATATAATGAGCAATGAGTATAAGAAGAATTTCTCGTTTACTAAAAGGCATTCAGAGGCAATGAGGATCAGACAGAAATATCCAAATAGATTGCCAGTTTATGTTTCAAAAAGTGAAAAGTGTAAAGATGTACCAGATTTACCGAAGAAGAAGTACTTAGTTCCAATGGATTTGACAATTGGACAATTTATTTTTGTAATTAGACGAAGAATAGAGTTACCACCCGAACAAGCTATATTCTTATTTGTGAATAATGTTTTACCACCGACAGCTTCACTTATTTCACAAATATATGAGGAAAATGCAGATGATGATGGATTTTTATACATAACTTATTCAGGAGAGAACACCTTTGGTTGACTTTTTAGTTGATTATATTTAACACATTGATATAATCATCTTAACCTATTCATTACAAAGTCGTAAACGGCAAATTGTAATGTAACTTCGGGCATAACTTTCAATAGGTTAATCCCATAGCCTTGATACAATCCAGTAAAACCACGTGTTCTCAATATGTTACGAATACATCCGAAAACACCATTAATCTTAGTTTCTGTATTATCAATACCATTCAGTTGCATCTGTCTCTTTATAACATCCCCTGGAAACATTAAAGTCTGTGCAACTATTCCAGCAATAGTTCCCGCACCATATTGTATATCATCTCGTAGATATTCATATAGTGAGAATTGAATACCAACATACATCGGATAAGACGTCAAACCAACTGATAATCCTTTATACAATCCTTTAAACCCCTCATTCTTAACAATATTGTAGCTACATCTGAAAATGTTAGTGTAGTTACTAGTCATCTGTTTATCCAATGACATTCTAGTCCTCAATATATCCACTGGATAAGTCAATCCTGCCTGAGTGAACCCCGCTGAAAAACCACTCGCCAATAAAGGTAGAAACTTCTTTGGTTCATCCTTGTTCACATAAACATTTTTATAGAACTCATTAAGGGGGAACTTCAATGCATATGCAGGAATTGTTCTGACAAGATTGGCTACATTTCCTCTATAAAATCCTCTCCAACCCTCATTTGTTAGAATATACCTGAAAGATGATCCCATTTTTCCATTATAATTCTTCATACCATAATACATCTGTGACTGTTTCAGAACTTTCAGGCGTTCCAAAGGTGCAACTACTGTTTTAGTAACAATTGCTGATAAACTACTTGACAAAAATGATAATTTGTAAAAATCCTTCGGATTTGTAATAAATCCTTCGGATTTGTAAAAAATAAATTTCTCAGATTTTTGATTAGCTCCCATAAATGGAGATTGCATTTTCCTTTTAAACCCTACGCATTATAAAAAAAATGTTATATTTCTTTTATAAAAAATCCGTCTGTATAATATAATCTCCTTTTATTTAATAAATATTGTGAACTCTACCCCATGTTAGATGGTCACTTTCATCCTTTATCACTTTTTCATATATCATTCGCTGTTTGATTTCAGGAGACCATTTGCAACCATTATCCAACACGTATACCATACAATCATAATTGAGTCGAATCATCGACATTACAAGAACGACGCTATTCCATGGTACATTTTTCTCTCTCAAATACTTGAGATATTTAAGACGTCCAAAATACGCAGCACAATTACAGATAATTTCTCCATCTTCTCCTTGGGGAACTTTAGAATCTACTGCATATTTGAACCAACCGAACAGATCGTATTCAATCGCTGTAAAATAGACACTGTTTTCAATTTCTACACCACTGTCTACAATGTATTTGAACATATTGAAATTCCCATTATTCTTTTTCTCAAAATAGTTAAAAGATTTCAGACAACAGTCTTTATGAAATTCTATACCATGTTCATCATGCAAAAGTTTGAGTATTTCAAATGTATCACCACTTGTAAAATAACGCGTTATGTTTGAGTCAAGCGTTACACCTCGTTCAATACACAATTTAACAACACTGATATCTTTATCATACGCCACTCCCTTAATAACACTCGACAGTTGATTCTTATGTAACAGATCATTATCAATCATATATCTTAATATTTCAATATTTTCACACTTTCCAAGCTGGTAGTATGCCGGATAATTCATTGTCCATCCACGCTCCAACATTCTAGTCAAAAGATCGATATTCTTGTACTCAATTGCAAATGACAATCTATAGCAAGTGTTGTAAAAATTGTACTTTTTGTTGATAAGAGATTTTCTGTCTCCTGTGTTCCAAATATATTCGAAGAGACTCATAAGACCGAATTTCGCAATATGCTCCATTATTTTATCTATCTTATCATAAAAAAAATATCCCTCAGTGTAAGTTTTTCGTGTTGTATTCAACAACATGAAAAGCGATTTTGCAGTAATATTGCTTTCACTATATTTATCAAAGAATTTACGTCTTGATTCTTCCTTCTCCCTAGATCTCCTATCAAAACATGGATCAATCATAAACTCACAATTGTGTACAAAACTGTAAACTTCTTGTGGAACTTCACATCCAAAAAAATCGGAAACAATAATGAAATTATCCAAATCATCAAGATTACTCAATTTAACCTTACCATCAACAATAATACCATCATTGAAGATAAATCGTTCATCTATCTCAATTTCTTCTGTATCTTCCTCAATCATATCTCTTACAAGTTCTGTTTTTTTCAGAATATCTGGTAAATCATTAAGAATAACTTTCATATACAACCACAACTCATCAACAAATCCCACTAACAATAAATCAATTTTTATCAAATGTTCTTTTGAATATCTCGTAATTCGATCTCATCAAATTCGCGTTCTGTACAATATAATCTTTCCTATTAACCTCCAAAATAGCAAACGTTATCACTCTGAACATACCCTCATACTCTCCAACAACATTTTTAAAAATCTTCGCAACCTCTTCCTGTGGACATTGCCAAGCTCCACAACCCATAGCACCTAAAACAACAGAATCGTGACCATATTTATAAGCAATATTCAACACATTCCTCACTTTCATCTTAAACAGTTCATGATCCTCTTCTGAAAACTTGCCATCCACCAAATCAGGCTTCTTTATCGCAGGACAAGCAATAAATGACAACCCAAAAAATCTATCCAACAATTCACCATCCGCATCCTTTATAATAGTAACGCCAGGGCTATAAACAAGTTCTGAATCAACAAGTGGATAGAATCCTGTGTCCAAATTCAATGTCTGAAAATAGTTAGTTCTTCTAAACAGAGCCTCCTCCTGTGCTCCTGAACCCATAGCTACATGACCACCCGGAAAACAATTATCCGCCATGTTCAGAACAACTGGGTTTAAACCATTATCCAATAAATATTTACCACAATCTATGCTATCCTGATTCACAATAAACACTTGCGTTCCATCATATCGAATGATATGATCAATATGTTCATAACCATATTTAACAGACTTAGGTACATTAAGACCCAATAAGCCACATCTCTTAACTGTATCGTTCCATGTATCTATCTTCTTCATAAACGACATCTATATAATTCATACTAGATCCTTTTCCACATTAACCTTACGCAATAGATATTGAGAGTGTATCAACATCAAAATCGTTGCAATTAAGAAGAATAAGGATGCATAAAGGTACAACCCATTTCTTACCATATCGTTAACCTCTTCAACACATAGAATGTACACTCCGTCGATCACATATAAACTCGCACTTATAATGTAACATATTTCACCAACAGACTCAATCCATTGAGACCATCTAATATCAGTTTTCAATTTATCCATTAAATGTTAACACATCAATTCCTTCAAACTTCAAATACTATATCATTATATCCAGAATTTTCATCAGGATAGCCAAATGCGTTGGAAATCCATCTACAATTACCCACTTTTTGATCAAAACATTGATGCGTATGACCAGAAATCCACACATCACACTTTTTCACCAAATCGTACAACATGTTTCCATAATAATGATCATATACTCCATTTGGATACTTTGTACCAATAATATCACGATTCTGTAAAGGCATAAAATGCGTCATCACAATGATCTTTTCAGCTCCTGCAACCGAACATTTATCAATCGCTTTCTCCAAATATGCAATATCCTTCTTATTAAAATATTTCATATGATACAATCTAAGTTTGTTAATAGATCCACTTGGATATGTTTTCTTAATCCACTTGAGATCATTTATTCCATCCACACAATCAGGTGACGACCATAGGCAACAACCTATTATTGCAACACCATCAATAACTATGGTTTCACCATTACAACTAAACATATCGATATTATCATATCTATCTATAATCTCCCCGTACTTTTCATCTGCTTTCTCCTTAACATGACCGTAATATTCGTGATTACCAGTTATATAAAATACTCTTTTCCAATTAGTGGAAACGTAATCTAGAAAATCTATGAAAGACCTTTTGCTATAATTGCCTATGTCACCAGCCATGAAGAGATAATCAGCCTTTGGTTCAATTTTCGGAATAGTATTACGAAATTCTAAATGTATATCAGAAACAACTTGAAATTTCATATATTATATCAATACATAAATAGCCTTAAATAAAAAAAATCAATTTGTATGTCACATCGATGTAGATTGTAGTATATTACACTTTTGAAACTTTCAGTTGAACACTTATTTTTTATAATTTTGATATTGGAAAATATTCAAAAATTTTTTCTGGAGTTTCATACCAATAAATTGTATCAATTAATTCATTTGTTTTATCATCATAAATGCCTATTCCTGGATCTGGAAAATCTTTGCCTTCTTGAGATTTTTGCAACATTACCAGAGAAATTAGATTTGAATCAAATGGGTGTGCAATTTTGTAAAATATTCCTCTTTTTCCTGAAAATCCATTAAAATCCGGTTCAAAATATAAATATTTATGATATGTATTCATAATTTCCAGTTTTTCTGCAATTTTTTTTACTTTTTCACGTTTATCCATTTGTATGTATTGTTATTTTATACCTTTAAGTTGAAAACTATTTTATAATATTACAAAATATCTCTCATTTGATTATAAAAAGTAAAAATAAGTGTTCATCTGAAAAGATGCAATCTTCCTTTCCTGTAAAATTGACGCAAAATATATAGTGAATATAATAATATGAATCTAATCATGGCAACCTTTAAACATTTTAAAGTAGTACCTCGTCGTAGTTGGCAATCATTTGGTCTCACAGAAAAAGAGAGACGTCTGAAGTTTGAAGAGTACCTTTTGGACTCCTCGTCAACCCCGGTTATCATAATTAACGCTCCCATCGAAGAGTCACCAGAATTGTCCATTGACAAACTTGTTGAAATTGCAGGAGACGTTGTTGTACCTATATCGTTGGTTAATGAGGAGAAAGAGGGGTCGCTTGTCAAAATGATGACGTTTAAGGATTATGTGGAGCTTCTCCACACACCTGCACCAGAACGTGAATTCACGCCTTACGCAAAACAGAACTCAGCGTTAGTGAATTTTCTTCGAACTCGTGGATTTATTGGAGAAGTGGACGACATACTCAGTAAAAGATTCAAATATAATGATAGTTATATGTGGATCGGTGCAAAAAATAGTTTCACTGGAATGCATAATGATGATGAACACAGTATCTTGACACAGTTGTCGGGAGACAAGGACGTTGTTATGTTTCCACCGGGAGATGCACCCTACATGTATATCAATGATGTATATGATAGTGGAACAAAATGTTGTTCAGTAGATCCATTGGAAGAAGACGCACTCACAAAGCATCATCTTCTGTATAAGGCAAATCCATGGAGATGTACGATCAGAAAGGGAGAACAACTTTTGATTCCCCGCTTTTGGTGGCACAGAATCGGTTGCATCACAGAATCGGTATCCATCAACACATTCACCTCAGATTTCACAGCACTCATCCGAGAAGGGATAAAGCGAAATTTCATGGACTTTTTACATAAGAAGTGTGGGTACAAGAAGGGGAATTGTGCATGTTGTGCAAGATTGAGACTATGAGAAAAACAACGGCAATTTTATAAAAAATATCATGACTCAATATTCTCCATAAGATATTCAAAACATTTTTGATCTTTGTTACCTCTACCACTAATGAATGAATATTTCAAATGTTCTCTGTCCAATGTGTATCCATACTCTTCACACAGTATTTTCAAACATTTTAAACTTCTAAACTTTAATGCAAGTTCACAAGGATCGCTACCTAAATCATATTCATTGTTCAAAAATATCTTCAACACATCTACATTATCATTTTTAATGGCAATAACACATCCAGTCGGCTTCGGCTCTATTCCTATCTCAAGGAGATATTTGAAACAATCTATACTTTCATTATTTAATGCAACTGAACAGAGATTTTTATCTATTGGACAATTAACACTGACTGCGAATCTCAAAGCATCTATATGATTCTTTTCAATAATATGCATAATACACTCATCATTGAACTTTACGCCTTTTTCATAAACAAACTTTATACAATCGATATTACCATTCTTACAAGCCTCCTGCATCACCAAAGAGTCTATTTTTCCCTTATGTTCATATGCCAATTTTAAACAATCTATATTTCCACCGCTTGCCGCATCCCAACATGCACTTACTGTAACAATACCCATCTGATCATATGCTCTCTTCATTCTATCAAACTGTCCATATGCAGCAAGTAACCTATAACATTCTTCATTGATTGGGCAACCCTTTTTTTCCAAATAGTCTGCAATTTCGAATTTCTTTTGGTCGATAGCATTAAAATAATCATTATCTTCCAGTTCAACATATCCACCATCAACAATGTAGTACAAACAATCTAAACTGTCGTATGAAATACATTTTTCAATACAATCATGTGTGATAGAATAACCCAAGCTTAACGCAAGTTTCAATATGTCTAAATTCCCGCCATTACAAATTTTCTCACATAATTCATTATCATATCTCTCCTCCTCCGTTAATCCTCTATCACACAACAGTTTGAAGCATTCATAATGTCCATTAAGTGCCGCCAAATTTAAATTATCTGCTCTTCCACAACCAATGTCCAATGCAAATTTCAAACATTCTACATCACCTTTTATTATAGTTGCACAAGATACGCACGAAATTGGCTCAAATCTATCTTCATTAATAATTTTCATACATTCTAATTGTCCACCACTCGCCGCCCGTTCCATATGTCTTTGTTCCATTTCGATATTATTCTCCAACATCACTCTAAGTGATTTTTTTGCACCTTCAAAAGCTAGTTTATCTATAAAATATTCAATGTTTGGGTAACCATTATTGATTAACAATCTTGTTATATTATGATAATCTCCTTTAGCAACTTTATCCTCTAAATCCTCATCACTATTCTCTAGAAAATCCTTCATCTCCTGTGCAAACTCGAAATTTGAGAACTGTTCAAGAACTTTCGCAAACTTGTCAACCTCACCATCACATAGAAATCCATATGGTCTCAAAAAATAGTAAACAGTGTCCGGTAATTTGTTTACCATCCAGAATCTCAATACATTAAGCAGTGCAATGAAATCTTCCATTGTTTCAATCTCATCACTTTTCACAAAATACGCAACATCTATCTCCTCATCTTCATCCTCAATATTTCCAAAAAGAGTATCATACAATCCAGAATCCACTAAAAAATCTGGCACGTCCGATTTACAAATTCCTACCATAAAGGGAGATTACATTTCCCTTTTAAACCCTACGCGTAAACTTGTTTACTTGTATATGAATTTGTATAAAGGGAGATTGCATTTCCCTTTTAAACCCTACGCGTAAACTTGTTTACAAATAACTTCAAATAATTTATTGATAAAATATATTGAGACGTACCAATAAATTGTATTTTCTCTCGTTAAAGTACTTAAAAATTGTGTAGTACTTACAATTATAATGTGTGGTATAACATTTTTTTCAAATAAATGTGAATGTAGTGAAGAAGAGCGATTAGAAAAATTCAATGCTATTCAACACAGAGGACCAGATAACAGTTCGTATGTAGTTAAGAATGGTAACTTTTTGGGTACACATAGATTGGCTATCATCAATCCAACAGATACTGGTAACCAACCCCTAGAGAGTAACGGAGTTGTTCTCATTTGTAATGGTCAGATATACAACTACTTGGAATTAGCGGATAAATACAATATTCCTCGATCATTTATCAGAACTGATGTTGATATTATTCTTCATCTGTACAATAAATACTTGTCAATAGAAGATATTTGTAATGAACTTGATGGAGTTTTTGCATTTGTTATATATGACACTGTTAGACATCACACTTTTATTGCAAGAGATCCACTGGGTGTTAGACCTCTCTTTTGGTCTAGAAACGGAAATACAGTAGAGGCTGTATGTAGTGAAGTGAAGGGAATGCCAAATTCCTCAAGCAAAGTAGAGGTTTTTCCTCCAAATCACTATTTCTCCATTCACGTAGGTCTCCAAGAGTATTCCAACATATATGAATGTAAAGAACATATTGAACCTCTTTTTCAACGAGTGCAAATAGTAGAGACGGATATTGAAGAACAATCTCCAGTTGTCATAACATTAACAACAGATAACGAACATACAAGATATGAGATACCTGATTCAGAAGTTGAATCTCTCAAAACTTTCATAAATACTAATATTAATCTGATTGATAAAACAACATACAGAACAGAACCACATATTACCAATATTGACATCAAACTTCCACCTCCACCAAAAAGTGAACAAGATAAAGTGTACAAACTTCTCGAAACCGCTGTTATAAAGCGAATTGAGAACAGTGATAGACCAGTAGCTTTTCTCTGTAGCGGAGGCATCGATAGTTCCATCATTTTTTGCATTGCTCAGAAATATCTCAAGGTACATGGTAGAAAAATGCATGTATTTTCCATGGAGTTTGAAGGTTCAAAGAGTTTCGATTCATTTTATGTGAAAATGTTAATGGGTCAGTATAGGGAAGAAAGTAATATTGAGTACACGGCTGTTAAATTTAATTGGGATGATTTTTTATCGGTTTTGGATGACATGCCAAGAAAATTGGAAACATACGATCCAAACACCATTAGAGCATCAATACCTATGTACTTTTTGGCAAAGTATTTGAGAGAGAATACAGATTACAAGGTTTTCTTGTCGGGGGAGGGGGCAGATGAACTCTTTATGGGTTATAACTATTTTAGTATTAAGACACCTCCTCCCAAAAACGAACATCACAAGTATTCATGTTTAAATCCAGGAACAGCTGTTGATGGACACAAAGCGAACTTAGAATCTGCAAGATTGCTTAAGAATCTGCATATGTTTGATGTATTGAGAGCAGATAGAACATTTGCGGCGAACGGTTTAGAATTAAGAGTTCCATATTTGGACAAAGCGTTAGTAACATATGTGCTTGGTCTTAAAGGAGACCTGAAGTTACCAAGAGGATCAGGTGAGGAGAAGCCACTTTTGAGAGATGCTGTTGCTAATCATTTTCCACAGTTAGAGAGGGCTAGAATATTGAACAGACAGAAAGAGAGATTTTCTGATGGTTGTGGATATTCATATGTTCCAAAATTATTAGATTATGTATCTGGGACAGATGAAGAGGAGAAGAGTCTTCATTTGACTGAGAAGAAAGAGAGGGAGAGGAAATATCACATGATGAGATTCAGAAAACATGTTGGAACTAATATGACTCATTTAATCGTCAAGAGAGAGTTGCCGGATTGGTGTAATGATGCGAAGAACGCAGAGGGAAAAGATCTTTTGGTATCAAATTGATTTTATTACCAATAATTTCACATATTTTCTCATCACACTTGCCACCAAACCTAATACGAAGAAACTTGAATGGTACTTTAACAAAATCAATCCCATTTTTTTTGAGATGTTTTGCAATAACTGTTTCTGAATGAAGTGGTTCTTTGCAACTGATATCAAATAAATGTTCAAAAATCTTACCATATATTTTGTATGTCGCTGAATTCGATATACATAATCTGTCATTGAACTTGAGAGATCCATACAAATGAAAATCTGGAACACAAACAGTTGAATCATTCACATGATCAAAATAACTAAATGATAATTCATTCAAATACAAACAGTCTGGTCTCATGAAAATAACATAATCATAATCTATCCCAGATCTCTCTATCATACATGTCAATTTCAGTTTAGAGTACTGTCCTAAAAGAAAGTTATCAACTGTTGCATATTTTGAGTTCCATGGATCACGGTGTGTTCTGTATGATTCGAGATTCAACTTCTTCTTAATGTCACATTGATTATCTATCTCTAAATAATCGACATTTAGCAGTTTGTACTCTTCATTATCAATATATTCATTCTTGACTCTCTCTCTTATTCTGGGATTCTTGTAATTTTGTAAGAAATAAGTGTGCATGAAAATGTGATAATCTATACCTTCTCTCTTCAAAACATCAAAAACATTCTTCTTTATAGAATCTATAGTGTATTTCAAACTTCTTGTTATACCAAAAAATCCAATAGCAACTGTCATATATACTTTATCAACCTAAGATTAATTGCACAAAAAACTTGAAATATTAATAAAAAAAATGATTTTGTTTACACTTAAATATTTTTTTCTAAAAAAAGTGTATACATGAGAAAATGTCCATAACCAACATCAACATAAACAGAGAAGAAATACTTGACCCACATTACCGTTACAAAATGCCCAAAGTATCCCTCAAAATAGAGGGACGCCAAAAGAACACAGTCGTTGGCAATCTCGAAGATATCGCCAAATCTCTTGAGAGAGATGAAAAGGAGATATTGAAGTACATTGGATACGCTATATGTTCTCAGGCTAAAATGAAGAAGGATAAAGCGATAATAAATGGTCAGCATCAACAAAACACTGTTCAGAATATAATATATGATTATATTGATCACTTTGTTTTGTGTAAGAACTGTGTCAATCCGGAAACGGGTTATCATCTAAATATACGTAAAAGTGGAAACAAGCTTAAAATGAGATGTAAAGCTTGTTCAAAGAAGAGTAAGATTGGTGAACATAAACTTGTCAAATATATTGTTAAGAAGTTGATGGTTTGATTAGTAATCTATTATTATTTACACTTTTTGGGATAGGTTTATGGAATCTGAATCTTTTCACACCTGGTTTATAACCACCCCATGTCTCAATAGGTACACCATTCGCGACTAATGAATCTGCTAAGAAATCGTCAGTCATCAGACTGTAGTATGTATAGTGAGATTTGTCTTTCACAAGTTCAAATGTACCTTCAAAATCACTCTTTCCATAAGGTGTTATAAATTCATTACCAATCAGGATAGCGTGATTTTTCGATATATATAAATCCTCTATTGCACCGAATGTTCCTTTTTTTATAATTATACATTGTGTGTCTTGACTATGCATTGCACTAAGATGGTATGTTTTGATAACTTCTTTTTCTCTACCATCATGTGTTACAATAAAATCTCCAACTTTTACATTCTCAATTGGTACATATCCTGTAACAGTCAATATTTTAGTTCCTCTTAAAATACAATTGACTTGTTCGAAGGATATAATGGTTGTGTTTGCGTTGATAACAAAATTGTCCAATGTTTGATAAGAGTTAGAGTTACTTTTAATGATAGTGGCTAGAACATCAACAGATTCATCTAAATTAGATTTTTTGCTTCTATTTGAAATATTTGTTTGTGGATCAGCATCTGGATTAACAAATGGAATAACATTTTGTGGAACATTCAGTTGAAATTCCAAATCAGGAATTGTTCCACTATCTCCAACTGGTGGTTCAGGTAATAATTTCAACTGTTCTATCAAATAGTATATTGAATGCTCCTTATCCGAAAATGTCATACTGTTGAATAGACCATAAGTATCAGATGATGCATTAATAGGTACAAGTTTACCCCATAATCTAAAATAGACCAATGCAATATTCTGTCCAATATAGTATCCGGGTAGATCTTTCAGTTGTCCATTACCATCAACTTCGATACCATATCTTAAATTTGTTATTGAGGGTGCACCAAAGCCGAATTGAGTAAATGAAGATGTAACAACACCAGATATAGTGCTACTACCTGATATATCAGCAGATGTTTTGAATTCAGGATGACTATCTTTAATAAATTCGGTTACATGTAACATCAATTCTTTATCACGTTTTTTTTTTCTTTCATGTTGAAAAACTACATAGTATCCATTCTTATAACGATCAGTGGACATTGGAACATCCACAATTATTGCATCTGTCCACCCACTACCTGAATCGTATTTAACTTTTATTTGCAGAACTCCTCCGTTATTGTACAATGTTATCATATATCCATTACCTGTTAAAGTTGTACCATCAATAAAGAATAATATCATATCGTTATCATCAGGTAGTGAGAAATCCTTATCAGGAATGTATTTGAAAACGAAATCAACAGTGAAATTTCTATTAAATTGCTTATCAAATTTTGCTATAACTTCGAACAAAGAATCGCCCATAGTTATTGATTCCTCTGTAACACGCTTTGCAACAGAAGGAAAGAACAGCGTGTATACCATATTATTTTAAGGAATTTATTTTTCATTCATTAGGTTTATTTATCTTAACAAGTACACTATTTCTATTTTTACTCAAAGGGATAGTCTCTCTGTATCTGAATCTCTTCATATAATGTAAATATCCTCCCCATGTTTCAACTGCAACTCCATTTGCAATAAGTGAATCTGTCAAAAAGTTATCAGTCATAATACTGTAGTATGTGTAGTGAGATTTATCTCTAACCAATTCAAATTTATCTATATACTGTTTCTTTCCATAAGGCGTTATAAACTCATTTCCAATTAATATCGCATGATTTTTCGATATGTACAGATCCTCTATTGCACCATATGTACCCTTTCTTATAATGATACATTGTGTATTCTTACTATGAATTGCACTTAGATAATGCGTTCGAATTACCTTTTTCTCACGACCATCATGTGTTATTATGATATCTCCAACTTTCACATTCTCAATTGGTACATATCCATCTACAGTCAATATCTTTGTTCCTTTCAAAATACAGTTGACATCTTCCAAAGATACAATAGATGTATTAAAATTGATAACAAAGTTGTCCAATGTCTGATAAGAGTTGGAGTTATCCTTAATAATTGTTCCTGATATATCAACAGATGTATCAGCATTAGCTTGTTTACTCCTATACGAAATATTCGTTTGTGGATCGGCATCTGGATCAATAAAGGGAACAACATCTTGAGGAATATCCAATTGAAATTCCAAATCAGGAACAGTTCCACTATTTCCAACTGGTGGTTCAGGTATCAATTGAAATGTCTGTGCCAAATAGTAGATTGAATAATCTTTATCAGTACCTGATTTGCAACTGTTGTTGTGTTGAATATACCATATGTACTAGATGTTGCATTTGCAGGAACAACTCTTCCCCATAATCTCATGTACAATAGAGCAATATTCTGACTAACATAATGATTTGCCAAATCTTTCAACTGTCCATCACCATCAACTTCAAACTCTCTTGGTGTTGGACTGTATCTTAAATTTGTTGTGGATGGAGCTCCAAAACCGAACTGAGTGAATGAAGATGTAAATCTGAATCAGGTATGTATTTGAAAACGAAATCGATAGTGAAACTACTGTTAAACTGGTTATCAAATTTGGCAATTATTTCAAACGCAGTATCTCCTGTAGTTATAGATCCTTCTGTAATACACTTTGCAATAGAAGGAAAAAATAGTGTATAAACCATACTATTATATTTGATGGAAAATTTTCATCTCGTATCTTTTCAAAAGATCAATTATATTCACATCCATTATCTATCATATACTTTTTCCTAAAAAATGATTTTTTTTAACAAGAATACACAATAAATAACAACTATCATGCTTTACAGATTTCTTCCGTTTAACGATCCAGAAAAACTACCAAATCCAGAAAATATGTGCGAACTTTATGACAAGTTGCGACCATATACAAAATACGGTAGAACCATTAAGAAAATTCCATTCAAGAATATTCACAATCATTCCTATACATGGAAAGTTGGTGATCTTTCTCTATCGGGACAAACAGGATGAAGAGTTTGTAATCTATCCTGACAAGTTTGAAACAGTCGATACTGTTTTCAGCTACACAAACGGTAGTTCATATCATGGTATCTTCAGAGTTATGCTTGAAGATATCATCAAAGTTGGTGTAAAAGAGGGTGTTTTTGACAAGTGTGGAGATGCTGACGCAATATACGTTACATCTTATCCATGCGACCAAGAAGAAAACCCTGATAACACGGTGGCTTGTTATGATGATGACAAGAGGATGCATATGGTTGGCACAGTGTTCAAGATTAAGAAACCTGTTGCCAACGATAGTGCTAGAGGCAAAGCCTCTGCCAACGATAGTGCTAAAGGCAAAGCCTCTGCCAACGATAGTGCTAGAGGCAAAGCCTCTGCCAACGATAGTGTAATAAACGACACCACACTTCAGAAACGCAAACGAGTTGCAAACTGATGTGATATATTATGAACCTGTACTGGTATTAGTGCTATTGCTATCGCCATTCTGATCATATTCATCCAGCCAATTCATGATCAACTCTCTCTGTTCTTCACAATACTCTTTATTGAAAGGAGTCTTATTATATTTTACATCAAGTTCATCCACATCAAATGACGCAGTTGCATTCACACCATTATCATCTGATATGTAATTGTAATCGTATTGTCCATATTCTGGTTTTTCTAACAAAATAGATTCAGTATCATCCCAGTGCATACTTATATTATTGATTGTCTTAAATGAATTAACTGTGAGTCTGAAACATCTAATAATTCCTAATGGTATCTCCTCAATATACCCATAAATAACAAGCCACACAAAGAACTTTTTAGCTTGAAAATTGTAGTTTCTCGTACCATTTCTCGAAATATCATCAACAAATTTATCAACCGCTTCAGTCATAGAATCCGTTTTAATACCATCAGATATGTGTTCCTCATAACACTTCAATCCTGCAACCCATGGACTGCTATTGCCAAACACATTTAGTCTACATGCTTTATAAAGAAGGTTATTGAAAATTACCTCTCTTACATTTCCACCTAAATAATTTTCGTTTTTCAGAATGAGTAGTGGAACAAATTGTAACCGATTATCATCACAATTCTCAAACAGTTTGGGCAATGTATCAATATTATATCCTGAATATATAATAAAATTCTTATTGAACCAGTGAATCATCTCTATATTGTTACAATCAAATTCTGGATTGAATTGTTTGAATTTACCAACTGTTAAATCCGTCTCTAAAAGATCTTTTTTTAATGTGACTTTGAGAACTTTATTGAAATATGTATGCATGTTTAAGTTATTTTCCTTAAAGTAATCTAAAATCAAAATCTCTGTTAATTTTCTCGAATCAGCAAATCCCAAATCATCAATCTTATCAATCAACCACATAATCTTCGCACAATTTTGATTTCCACTCCATGCACCACCACCATAATGTTCAACATTTCTCGATACATTCTTCCGCAAAATTGTATAATAATCCTCTGCACTCAATACATACCCAGCTTCCAACATTAAATCCGCAAATTCCATTTCATGTCCTTTCTGTTCAAGGTATTTGTACAATAAATTTTTTCCTTGTTTATTGCGAATATTTCGATGCGTTAAGAGAAGATACCTCTCGTGATATTTTAGAGCGGTTCTATTACATATCTTAAAAATACTTGATATGTACTCAGGCTTTTTTTGTAAATTCTCAATATATGATTCAATATTGGTCATATTGAATCATATATAAACTGATTCTTTATGTTATTTTCGGATGATTAAGAACAGAAAGATCTGTAATATTTTTTTTAATAAACTCTTTTAATTCATCATAAACCTTGTAGTTATTGCAGTTTCTGTCATTATTATCTATGTATTTTTTTATAGGTTCTGTACAATCCATACCATTATTAATTAAATACGTTAGAGCATCTTTGTTAAAATATACTAAAAAAACTCTGATGGTATCAATTTTAGTATTTCTAGCGAAATCTTTATGCAACAATATTTCTGGTCCAAATTTTTCAATAAATATTTCCAATATATCAGAGAAGGCACTTAATTCGCAATTAACATCAAGTAAATAAAGTATGTCATCCTCTTCCAAATCATCATATAGAAATCTAATAGCTGGGGTACAATAATTTTTTACAACCTTTGGAATAACAGTTTCTAAATTTATATCTACTCCTTTACTTGACAACATTTTAACAATTTTTTTGTTATAATTATAATTGGCTGTGTTAGTTAAATAATATTCAAGTGCATTCAATCCTCCTCTTGCCGATATAGTCGGATCTGCACCATTAAGTAACATATATTTTATAGTTTTCTCTAAAGAATTATTATAAAAATTATAACATGCATATGCAATGGATGTTCCAATAAACCCACCACCCATATCAACAATCTCATTAACATCTTTGCAAATAGACATCAAATACTCAACCTTCTCAACATTGATCTGATATGAACCAGCTTCACAAGCAATAAATTTAGCAATATTAAACTCATAACACTCATCAAAGAAGAACTTGTAAACTTCCAGTGGAGGAAGAGGATAAAATGTAGATATATCCAAATTAAAATTTGGATGTTCCGCAATTCTCCTCAAATGATTCAAATTGAAATACTCTCTCTCATCATACGTCCAATGAACAGCTTTATTAATATCTACGTCCATTGTTAATAGTTTGTTGAGAAAGTGATGGCTATTCGATTTCACTGCATTCTCAAAAATATCATACTCATTCAAATCCAAACAATCCAAGGACACCATGTAATCGAAACACTTCACACAATTATTCTTAACTGCTTCCTCTATTGGATACAGTTTCTTTCCCCTACGTAACCTCTTCTTTAACAACCCCTCACCTTCTGGATTATACTTGTCATCTACAAGTCCCACAACTGTTTTCAACTCTTCAACATTATCCGTTCTTAGAATATTGAAAAGTTTCTTCCTACCCATCTCAACTTTCTTATAATATGCAGATCTTTCTTCATCACTCATCAGAATTGTTATACTCACTCAATTTCTTTTTATATGTGTTCAGAATATCTGTCAAAGAGCAATCTTCCAATAAACAACTAAGATCATTAAATTTCTTGTGGAAATTTTTATAAAAGAATATATCAACACCAAATTTATTGTAAAATAGTTTGAATATTTGTCCAACATCAAAGATATGTACTATCTTCCAACCGTTGTTTCTCATTCCTAGTATATCGTTGAAATCATAACCTTCCATATACATTATATCATCCTCAACAACTTGATCAATAAAATATTTCAAAAAATTATGTCTACCTCTATTAATAAGTTCTCTCTTAATATCATCTATATCATATTTAGCTCCTTTCTTAATGAACTTATTGACCAATTTTTTGTCATAATTTCCCTTAAATAAGTACATATAGAATGCACTTCTCTCAACGGTGTTACCGTCTTCATCCAGATATTTAGCTATACTATTAGGATCTCCGCCACGGGTTAGGAAATAATTTATAAGTGATTTTGAGTTATAATCATCACTACATATACATATGAATGGTGTTGTTATTGTACCATCAGTGTCGTAAGTTCTTTCACCATTAATATCTGCACCAACGGATATTAAGTATTCAATAGTCTTTCTGGATCTCGACCAAGATCTAATAGTTTTTATGAGAGCCTCTGTTTTGTCAAAATCAACATCCATTTCGACCAGAACTTTAAAAACACTTGTGGAAGGTTGATTGTCATGCAAATCATTATTAAATTTGAAATCGGGATGTTCAATCATTTTTCGCAAACAATCCAATTTTGGATTTTTAAATCCATATGTACAATTATAATAAGGCGTATAATCTCTCTCACTTATCTCATCAAAGAAATGTTTATTACATGAATTCACAGCTAGATTTATCAGTGTGTAATTATTTGTCAGATCCAAACACTCCAATCCTATCATATAATCGAAACATTTCTCTGAAACACAATCGATTGCATGTTCAATAGGCATTAACTCTTTACCAACTTTCAATCTCTCATTTATAGTTCCGATTTCACCAGTCAAATCGTTTCGGACAAATCCTACACATTTCTTCAATTCATCAACATCATCTCTCTTTATAATATTGTACAACCTTTTCCTGTCCTTCTCAACTTTATTGTTATAAACATCTTCACTATCCATTATAGAAATATATACACCAAATATTTTTAAATACTTCCGTCAAGAAATTTTCTGCATTTATTGAAGTTTAATAAAATATCTGGTGGAAGTTTATCAGAAACTTGTTCAAACCATTTGTTGAGTTCATCTTCGTCTTTTTTGTCCAGATAACAGAAATTATTGTGAGCATATGTGAAACAATCGAATTTACCATACATCATAGCAACCTTCGGTACGTTAGGATTCCATGTACTTTTTGTTCGTAGCAATTGTAAACATTCCATATGTCCACCACCTGTTGCGTAGACTTGTGCTTCATGGAAATTGATAGGTTTATTGTTATCGATCATGTATCTCAAACATTTCACTGCACCAGAACTCGCACATGTATTTGCAACTGATTCACTGTGATGATTTCCACTTTCGTACAGAATCTTTAAACTCTCGACTTTATCATTCAATAAAGCGAATATGAATGTGTCATCTGTTATTTCATAACCACTATCACAAGCCCATTTAAGAACCTTAACAGATTCATGATACGCTGCTATATTGGGAATTGGGTGATCAGGAAAATGAAAAATCAAGTATTCTACCAATCCCAAATGATCTCCTTCAATAGCATTGTTCATTAGAACCTTCTCTTCAACAGAGTTTCTAATCAACATTCTCACTTCTTTGAATATATCTTCATTTCCAGTGATCTTATCAACGTTTTCAATGTATTTTTCACGATTCTTAATAACAAAATCGTAAATATCATCGACGTTAACCTTACTACTTTTCAAAAGTTCAGTTAAACTGTTCATACACTATTATAATGTAGGTTGTTGCCAACTAAAAAAAATCATTTTTTTTACTTGCATGGTAGAATACTGCGTCGAATTTATTCTAATTCTAACCAAGTGAAAGAAGATGATTGTGTCGCTGCTGTAGATGATGACGTTACTGATAAAATATCACCATGTTCCAATATAAGTTCATTATTATTAAAAGTATGCGTTTTAAATGTTAAAATGTTTAAAAATTGATTAATTTTTTTTTTGACAATACTTTATTTCTAAAAAGTATGGATGAGAAATTCATAGAATTGAGAAAAAAGTATGGTGATCCACGATCACCTGAGTTTGACGAGGAGTTTTTGAGGGATAATGACACACATATCAATCCTTATACAATTCCAACGATATTGAGATATCGTCCTCCTAGAGCACCTGTTTACACTATCGATCCCGAAAGTTCTACAGATGCAGATGACGCTTTTTCAATTTATACCTTAAATGATAAATTGATTTTAGCGATTCACATCGCCGACCCAACTGATTATGTGAGCATTGATTCGAAGCTCTGGACAGACATTAAGAAGAGAGCAGTTACAAGCTACCCTTCCAATTGTCCTCCATATCATATGCTTCCAAGAGATATTCTTGATAAATCAAGCTTAAAGATCAAAGATGGTCTAGTGAGTGAACATAAAAAGAGTGTATCAATCTTTGTTGAGATTGACAAAAAAAAGAAATTACCAATAGATGAAACAGCAGAACTTAAGTTCTGTACAATTGAACTCAGAAAAACTCCCTGCAACTCTTATGAGAGTGCAGCTAGGTACATGTCTAAAACCTCTAACACTATTATTCATCTCGGTGTCAAAATCGCAGAAGCGATGGAGTCCAAGAGAGGCGGATTGAGTAGTGTTCTTAACACAGATCCAGTATCTGTTGTTAGATACAAGGACGGTAAGCCTTTCATGAAGAAGGATACACGAACTGTACATAGAGTCAAAAATATGATTGCACAGTTCGCCATTTATGCCAACAGTTTTGTTGGTAGATATCTATCCAAACATCTTGGTGACTTAGGTATTTATAGGACATGTGATGCAGAAATAATTGGTGATCACACTGATTCATCTGCAAATGAGCTTATGAACGCTATTGTGAGAAATGGAGTGGATGCAGATTACAGACATACACCATCGACACATGATATTGTCGGTGTTGAGAAGTACTCTCACTTCACATCTCCCATTCGTAGAGCTTCCGACATGGTTGTTCATTATCTACTTAAATACATCTTTTTGGAGAATCTGAATTATTTCAAGAACAATATTTACAAGATGTCTCCACCTTTTACTGAGATAGATTTGAAAGATATTGCTAACAACTGTTATGAAGTATCAAAGATGAACCGTAAGATCAATAGAGAAGAGGCTAAACTCCGTATGATTCAACTGATAAACGATACAAAGCCTGTTAAGGTGCTAGTTCGTTTCACAAGTTATATCAAGGAGCGGTTCTTGAATTGTATGATTACGAAGATTGATAACTTCGATGTATCTCTGTCAATTGTTTTCAAGGTGACCTATTCATCTGTTATACCAGAGAGAGTTGATAGATTGATGAGTACAACTATATCAATAGTGTATCCGTTGGAGAAGTTTGATGCGTATATCTTTCCTACTCTAAAGGAATCATGTATTTCTTATTTTCTCTTGAAGAAAAATAAAAACTGATTTTTTGGAAAGCCCAATATAAAAACAAATCAATCAAACTAATTATAATGTCGCAAACTAATTTCCAAAAGATCAGAGAGTTTCACCAAGCATTCGGTCTCGCAGACCATGATGAACATCAACCTGAAGCTCTTGACAACGAAAAACTTGTAGAACTTCGCTTGAACCTTATTGAAGAGGAATTTCAAGAATTAAAGGATGCAATTAAGGACAGAAATTTTGCAGAGGTTCGAGATGCTATTGGTGATATACTCTATGTGGTTTATGGAGCAGCAGCATCTTTTGGTATCAATGCTGATTCAGATTATGCTGAAATACATGAGTCCAATATGTCTAAACTGTGCGAAACCGAAGATTTGGCACAACGAACTGTTGAAGATTACAAGCAAAAATATGAAGCTGGTCAGTCTCCATACGATTCACCAGCTTACAGATTGAGTGACAATGGTAAGTACTATGTGGTTTATAACCAGTCAAGTGGAAAGATTCTGAAGTCTATCAATTACAAACCAGTCGATTTCACCAAACGGGGGTGTTGCACTCCCCCGTAAGCCCCCAGGCTTAGCTTCTATGTTTCAATGAATCACGGGGGTGTTGCACTCCCCCGTAAGCCCCCAGGCTTAGCTTC